TTCCTTTATCCTTGTTGCATCGGTGGCTAATGTCAATTCTTTTTTAAGGCCTTTTAACTCGTTCTGCATTTCTGCCATCGACTTGTTAAAACTTACCGCTGCATTATCAACCCCATCAAGCCCCTTAATCAAATCCTTAAACCCTGTTAACGCTTCTTTGGTTTCGGCATCAATTACAATTTTAAGCCCCTCTTGTACCATTTGTCATATTTTTAATCGTTGCTAAAATTTGCTCTTCGCTTGCATATCCCTCACTATTCACTTCACTTGTTGCATCGCCCGGCAAATGCCAAAACTGTTCAATACTTTTCTTTGTCTTATCTCCGGTATTGCTTAGATACATCATATAAGCTAATGAGCGGGTACGCTGCCAATTAGTTAGCTGCTCCCGCTCATGTGCCATGACATAAATGTTAAATTCTTTCCAACTGCTATTCCAGAACTGCTCAATAGTCATTCCGGCTTGTACCGCTCTAACCAGGCAGTCATCCCATGTTAAACTAATGTTTTTTTTTCCTCCTCTTCGCCCTTAATGGTATTCGATACATTGCTAACAGTTTTGTTGATGATGTAAGCCATAAACTCCCCTGTTGCTGCATTGCGCTCGTCTATCCATTCGCAAACTTCAAAATCGGTAAACATTGCCTTACCCTTACTGCCATGCTCCGCTGCCGCCTGAAATATCATTACAATATCACCCATAGAATAATCGCCGGTACTCAGCCACTCAATAAACTTGCTTATTGTAAGGTTTTTAAACTCACAAAATCGCTTCATTGAGTAAGTACCCCATTCAAGTACAACAGTCTTTTCGGATAACTTTAATTCAAATGGCATATTATGCAGTTACGGTTTTAGTTGCTGGTGGGTTTTTAACGGCAATCTCAATTGAGAAAGTATTTAACTCCCCGTCTGAACTGTCGTTACTGAATGATGTGATAATGCCATCCCCTGTATAAGTGTAGTCGCCAGATACCGGAACTGCCTTACCAATCTTCCAATTAATAATAGTTTTTGCAGCGTGAAGATCATACAGCCCACTTTCGGAAATCTTAGTTGGTGTACCTGTTTGCGTAATTGCAAAGCCCTCTGCTGAAATGGTCTGATCCATGGTATCGCCTACCAATGTTTCATTTCCGCATTTGCTGTTTGCATCGATTGTGTCTGCGTTAGATTCCAAACTGTTGGAAGTTAAGCAGGCAGCGGGTACATAAGTTGTGCCGCCGTCTTGTGATATGAATAGTAACCAGCTTCTCGCTTTAATTTTAGATTCTGCCATTGTATGTGTTTTTTAATTGTGTAAAGTTATGAATTTTTAATTATTAAATGCAGCTATTTGATCGCCTGTTGTTTCTACTGTCGATACCCTTGTTAATCTCTCTGGTTGGTTTTCCCAAACCTCTGCGCTTATCTCCTCCTTGGTAGGTATCGCATCGAAATTACCGCTTATCGAATCGCCCAACGCTGCCACATCTTCACTACTTGCCGGGTTGGTAGGTAGGTTGTCTGTCTTAGCTTTTACATCGTTAATTTTAGCTATTGTAGCGTTATCTGGTGCGGTGTAACTACTCGCTTGTAAAGGCGTACCTATTGCCGATACGATTGTGTTTTTATTGGTAGTCGCATTCGCTTCACTTGCTTTGCCGGCTAACATTCCCCCGGTGCGCTCAATGTCTGCGCGTATTGCAGCAACCAATGCAACCTGGTCTATGTTTTCATTACCAATTGCGTTTACAATAGCTTCCAATATCTTTTGGCCGTCCGATTCGTTCAATATTGCCGCTTGCACCGCATTGGCAATGTTAACTTTCTCATCCGGTGTTAGCGTGTAATTCGCTTTGTCTTCCACCACTTTTGCAACTGCATTAATGTAGTGTCCGTCAAATGTCATTTTGTTGGTAGAAACCTGAATCGTATCAACTGATGCCTTAATGCTTACTAAGTCTGCCTCTATTTCTGTTAAGTCGCAACTACCACCGCCGCCGGTTCCTATTGCTGCAATTATTGCATCTTTATTCTCTGTTGCTGCCGCTTCTTTAGTCAATACAGTACTCGCTTCAATCTCCGTTAATGTTGGTAAAGCATCTACTGCATTTAGTACCGGCGTAAAGTCCACCGAAATATTATCAACAGTATCCTGAATGCTATCCAATTTAGTTTGGGTTAAACTGTCATCGTAATTCTCTAAAGCGTCAACCGCTAATTTAATGTTAATTAATGAATGAGTATCTTTAGTGAAGCCCGTTCCTTTAATACCGGTCAAGTCGACCAATACGGTATCTACCTTTGTATTAATCTGTGATACTTCTTGCGATTGCGCTAACTGAACCTGATCCCCAAAAAACAAGCCCCTTGTATAGTTACCTTTATCCATTGGCACTACTTGGCGGAATCCGGTTGTATTATCCCTAATAACTATTTTGAAGCCGGGTGCTGATAAGAAACGGTAAGTAATATTGGTAACAGTTCCTAAGTTTACCCCGGTTGCGTAATTATCTTCACTTGTTGCATTCGGTATCTTCCATAAGGTAAAGTTACCACTACCACCCTGAATGGTTACGGAACTATCCCCGTTTGCATCTTCAATGTTTACGCTTATTACCTCGTCTGTATCCGCTTCAATTGTTTCAGGAGGCGTTGTGATAATCTTATCATACGTCACCCCTGTGCTTAGCGATGTAGACTTAATAGTCAACAACTTAGTAGTATAATTGAACGATGCAACCGCTGCAGCAGACTGATTAACCAACATTGAGGCATCTTGCAAGTCAAGCGAAGTACCGTTCTTAAATGTTATCTGACCATAACTAATATGCGGTACTGATAGTCTTAGATAAGCCACATAGTCGTATATCTTATCCGGGGTGTTCAATTCCGTATAAGCAGCTACTGTTGTGCTGTTACTTACTGTAATTCCGGTGTCCGGTATTGCTTTTACAACTATTGCTTTTAATCCCCCACTAAAAGTAAAGAAGTCCGATTGTCTTTGAATGCCGTACTTTTCAACTGCATAGTACCAACTACCAGTTGCTGTTGGTGGAATATATACCGTAACCGTACCGCTTGCTGATGCAGAATAAAACTTTTGTATTGCGTTGTTATCTTCAACATATACCGCGCTGCCTGCATCGAATCCGCTTATTTGTAATACAGTTGAAGTTCCGGTATTGTCTTGGTAAATACCCGTAATTTGAGCCGTTCCTGTTAAGGTTATTGTTTGTGCTTGTAGCTTAGTAAAGTTACCACTACCTGCTGAAATTGTAACTCCTGTTGCTACATTAATAGTCCAACCTACATAGTTAGAAGTTGAATTTACCGTTAAACAATTATCAGCTTGAAATAAATTTGCTGTTGTATTTAAAGCATATTGGTAAGCATCATAAATTTGTTGGTAAGTTAAGTTACCCGTAATTGTCATTACCTTTGTGCTAAAATTAAAAGCAATACCGCTGATTGCTGCTGCCGTTGCGATTACTTTATCTGATGTTGGTAAACTTGTATGTACGTATGTAGGTGTAACAGCGTTATTTCCTGCTAAATTTGTTGTTAAATAAACTTTGTCATAACCATAACGACTTGAACCAACTGAATGTGTTTCTGCACCTTTTGTTGTTCCTGTACAAAAGTAATTGTAAACAGATTGATTACCGTTTGCATTTGTAAAACCCCAAGCAAATGGAAATTCTGCTGTTGCTGCTCCTGCTACTGTTGCAATATTTTGTTGGGATAAATCAAAAGTAATATCAGTAGTCATTGCTTTACCACGTACCCCCGCTACGTTACTACCAACGGGCTGGTAATACATATAACCATCGCTCAATAAATTACCTGCTGTATCCTGAACTTTAATAGTAATTTGTTTTGAAAATTCTAAAACATTTCTACCACTTGCACTTGAACTCATCCAAACAATATTTGTACCTAACAAATTATTTTTTAAACGTGTCCACGCCCCACCTAATAAAACTATTTGAGCACCCGCATAATAGTTTGGTACTACATAAGTTGTGTTATAATTTTCTATTGAAATTCTTGTTGCA